TGCTTACCGTGCATCAACAACCACCCGGTGCTATGAATAGAAAAAGCCTCTCTATTTTCGTGCGCGATAATTGCCGCCATTTTTCCTTGCATATATTCCCAATCGCGGGCACTGCTACCAAGCAAGTCTTGGTAAAATTGGTTTTCTGAACTTGTTGCCGCCGCACCGGTTCGAGCCCTTTTGACCTTATCTACCAAGTTGTCCAATTCCGTCTGGAACTCGATAAACGATTGAGGCACTCCTTTGCCGCCTTTAATGCGTAATTTGATGTCCTCAATTTGGCCGGTAAGCTGACCTACTCGCTTTCGCACTTCCGGGTCTTTTAGAAGCTGGTGTATCCGTTCTGATGCTATCTGTATTGCCCGACCCGTTCCCAAATACTTTCGCTGGCCTACTGGCAATGAATAGTTGTACTTGTATTGATAAAATGCCGGTTTCCATAAATCTGTATAGCGTTCTATTTCGTCGGATGGTATGCCGTGAGACTCCATCGCTTGCGTTACGTTCACTAGGACTGCTTGTGGCGAAGACCGCTTGTTTTCAAGCGAGGAGATTGCGGCCTTATACAGATCCTTTGCATAGTTGTGCTGCTGTGTTAGAAGTGTGCGCTGGTACTTTAGGTCATCGCTTTCACGACTTAATCCAGTTGATATATTGAGGTACTTTATTCTATGCTCAAACCGATAATCTTGCTCCTCCATAAATGACTTAAATTTTAAGTCTGCACGTTTCTGCAAGCGGGCATCAATGTGCTCTTGAACCTCTGGCTCAAGTAACTTTTGTGTGCCATCTTCCAGAATCATTACCCCGCCTTCCTTGTCATAGGCAAATACGGGGTTTTCCAAGCTACCTTGCTCTTTAATCAAAGCAACCAGTTCGGGATCGATCTCTATCGTTGAACCATCCGAACGAAGTATCTTTCCGTGTTCCAAGAATATTTGTTCATTTTTTGGCGGAGGTTTTACACCCTCCATGTATTCTACTTTTCCAGTATCCCGATCTGTGCGTCTTAACGTACCGGGACCGGCAGATACCCAATCTGTATATTTGTTTCTTTCCCCCTCTAGCTTCGATTGAGCGAAATCGAATCGCTTTATTTCGTTATTAAGGTTTATTTTTTGTCGTGTGTCCTCTGCTTTTTGCGTAAATGCGGGCAAAAGTAGTGCATTAGTTTCGTTTAGTTGGCCGCCGTAGCCTTCAACAGCAGTCGGGCTACCTGCATTGGCTGCAATGCCCAGACGTTGAAGGATTTCCTTCTGTTGCTGCCGTACGCTCTCTTGAGTCCTCCATTCCGCCTCTGCTCTCCGGGCTTCCTCCTGTTGCTGAGAGAGCATCCTGTTCTGCATCGCACCGGGCCACTGCTTACTGGACTGCGCTAGCCCTGCGAGGAATCCACCTAATGCCATGCTACCCTCCTAACCACGATGGCAATGCTCCGCCACCCTGTAGATACGCGGCACCCAGGTTGCCGATAAGTTGACCCATTGACTGACCCGCGCCGGGTTGACCCGCTGGAATATTGAATGCGGGCATCTGCGGATTGATCGTGCCCATGCCCATCGCATTCAGCATCAAGCTAAGTGCCTGTGATTTCTGCTGGTCCGTCCACCGGTTCTCTGCCGTTTGGCGATCCAAAAATTGGAAGAACTCGCCCAAGGACTGCGCTCGATCTTGATCGGTCAACGCTTCGTAACCCATGCCCGTCTGCGAGTAGAGCGGGACCAACTGCTGCATTAGGTTAGTTTCGAGCATTGCCGCCTGGTTCGTCTGGTCACGCGATAGGTCGGCCCGCATCCTGTCGGCTATACTGGAGTCCGTTATACCACGGTTGACGATTGACTGTTCGAGGTCCGCCGCTTGACGTTCGTGCTTGAGAGACAAGTCGTCCATGAAGTTGCCAATTGCCGGTATTTCTCCGGTGCCGGACAAGTAGTCGATTGCCATCTGGTTGAGATCCGTAACGCCGCTTAGTGCAGCATCCGGCATATCGAACTGGTAGACGTTACCCTGGTATGCTTCGAGCTCCGCTGGCGTTACCGTGCCGTCCCCATCGACATCCATTGCCGCAGCATCGCCACCCTGTGACGCTAAATACGCGGAGGGGTCTTGTCCCAGGAATTGCGACAGTTCGTCTTGCGTCATTGCTGGTGCGTCCCCTCCTCCCAAGTCCACGTTCACGGTTGTCCCGCCCACATCCACATCAGTATCACCAGCTATCAACTTTGGAGCACCACCCGGTGTCACATCGACCGCTGAAGCATCAATCATATTTTGGATATCTACAGGATCTAATACACCCTCTAATCCACTTGCCAAAGAAGAATCGATCATCTGCTGGATATCTACCGGGTCCATTGCTCCAGAGAATCCACTTGCCAAAGAAGTGTCGATCATCTGCTGGATATCTACCGGGTCCATTGCTCCAGAGAATCCACTTGCCAAAGAAGTGTCGATCATCTGCTGGATATCGGCAGGGTCCATTACTCCAGATAATCCACCACTCAGTGCATTATCGATCATCTGCTGGATATCGGCAGGGTCCATTATCATCGACAGCAGATTGTCGTAATTTGCGTTACTTACCAAAGACGTAGGATCTACGTTGGTGGTGGGATAGGTTACCGATGGCACCAAAGACGTAGGATCTACGTTGGTGGTGGGATAGGTTACCGATGGCACCAAAGACGTAGGATCTACGTTGGTGGTGGGATAGGTTGCCGATGGCACCAAAGACGTAGGATCTACGTTGGTGGTGGGATAGGTTGCCGATGGCACTAAAGACGTAGGATCTACGTTGGTGGTGGGATAGGTTGCCGATGGCACTAAAGACGTAGGATCTACGTTGGTCGTATTTTTAGTAGTCATTGTCATCGCCTCACTTTTATAGGTGCTGCAAATGTTTTCTCTGCGACCTGTGCTTGCTTATCATCCGCGAGGACTCCCAGATCCAGCGCATTGATGATACCGTCCGCGTTAAGGTCCGCTTCCGGCAAAAAGTTCGGGTCCGCTGACGTTGTGTTCCATGCACTCCATATTAGATCCGCCATAGACGCCACCTTACCCAAAGGTTCGCCAACTGGCTCTTCTGCACCAACAACAGGTTTAACGCGAAAGGTTTCCGGCCCGCCTCTCTCTTCTTGGAACTTCTGCGATACAGTCTGTGGCTCTTCTAACTCACGCAGGGTGCCGGTGGGTGGGTCTGGTAAGCGATTCCCCTCTCTTGCCTCAATTGCCCGTTGCTCCAACGCTTCCATATCCATTGTTCCATCGAGCATCTGCTCCAGCATATGTAGCGGTATTTCTGATTGAGTGCCTCCGGTGCCAAACCATCCGTAATCTATGTCACCCATAACAGCATTGCGGAGGTAGAACTTTCCGTCCCGCTCAATGATCTCAAAGTTTAATTCCCCCGGACCCTCTGAGTATTTCATCAAGTTATTAAGTTGTGCGTCCGTCAGTTCGATAATAGGCCGAGTAGTTCCATGCGTTTCGTTGGTAAACTCACCCGCTTCAATTTCCGCGTCTTCCTTTGCTTCGTTTCGCTCTTCGCGCCACCTGGGTTCTTCTTTTATTCCAGGCAATAGGCGCGTGATAGGTTGCGTCCCTCGCGCCTGTAGTGCTGCCAAGACATCCTCAGTCGGTAGCTCAAGTGTTCCTCCTTCGGGAACCACTGGTCCGAGCACCTCGCCACTGGCACCGATCCGCATCGGCCTTCCGCCAATGCCCCCGTCACCCGGCGGGATTAGGTCTGTGGTGCTAATTTCGTAGGTGGGCACTTGAGTGGGATCGTACTTAAATCCCCTGCCCCTCATATCCAATGCTTCTCCCTTTTCGCCTCGCAGTTTGTCTGCGCCACTGATTCTGCGTATATGCTCCTCTATGTCCGCGAGTGCTTCCGGGGTGTTTTTGATCCAACTCAGCACTTCGGACGCAGGGTCTACACCCTCTTCTAACCCCAATGCCTCTTCCAGCGTCCCCGGCCCACTATCCAATATTTGCGTGTATTCTCCGGGCGTCATCGCACTGCTTAAGATTCGTGCGTATTCTGCTGGCAGCATTGACGCAATCGCACCAACGTCTACGGGTGGCACGATCTCCGTAATCGGCGTAGCATCCGCAGGGTCCAGTACGGTATCTTCTATTTCAATTTTAGGTTCAGTTTTAGGTTCAGGTTCAATAGGCTTTTCTGCTCCCGGCGCATAGGGTGCCCACGCTGGACGATCCATCGCAACTTGCCCACCCGTCTTGGGCATGAACTCGAAGATACCGGGAGCATGGAGCAGATCGGGTGCGCGACCAAGAGAATCGTCCACATAGCCAAATACGCGATCTAACGCACCACCCATATATTCTTCTTCGTTGGCGATGCGACTCGCATACAAGCCTTTCATCATTTCGGCAAGGTCGGCTTGAGTGCCGAATAGCCGCCTCTGCTCTGGACTAAACTCCGATCCGCCATTGCCGCGACTTGCGAAGAGACTGCCTAAAAATGCTGCTGCTGGTAAGGCCCATCCTGCCATGATTACTTCTCCCGTGGTCCGTCTGATCCGAGCTCCGATGCGATCTGAATGCCGTTGAGCCGAAACCACTCATTCGCACCGGTAGTGAGTATCTGCATTCGTACGTAGTTGCCCCGTGCTGCCGCCTGTGGTCGTATCCGCACACCTGTCGTTGCGGCACCACCCCAATAGGCCGTCCCGTAGGTGCCCTTACCCCAACCCTCTTGTCCGGGGTTGGCAATCGACTGATTAGTGCCTAGCGAGACTTGGTTCATGCCCACGCGTCCTAAGACGGGCCGCACAGTGATTTGATACGACCCTTTAGCTAACGCACTCACATACACCCACCCGTATTGCTTGACCCAGTTGGGGCGTCCCTGTGTGTAAGCACGGGTGTAGATATACTTGCGGTATCCCGCATTTTCGCGGTTATCGCCATAGTGCAACTGGAATACCTGACCCGCGTTATTGCCCACGACCTGTATGTACTCGCCCGACGATTTGAGCATCGTCCCTGCGGTCATGTTCAGCAGGTCCGCACGAGTCCACCGCACCGGCTTGCGGCGTCTTGCCGTGTTGGCGATATAGCACCATGCGGGGACCGTCTTGCCCGTAGACGGAGACCATGAGTAGTACTCTTTGCGCTCGTTGTTATATACGGCAAAGCTATTGTCGGCGTACACCATATTGCGCTTACGGATCAGTTCGGAGATCGGTTGCGATGCATCGCGGGTGATAAAGCTACCAGCCCGCTCTGTGGGTATCAGTGCTTCGACGCCCGAATCGGACATAAACATGATGTACCCGCCACCCTCTGGTCCCGCCTCTTGGATCGAGAAGTGAGAGAGAGTGCCGATATTGGGACTAACGATCTCAATGGAGACCTCGTTGATCGTTGCCGCCATTGCCATGCGAAAAACCTTGGTACGCTTGAAAATGAACAGGTTGCCCGCAAAAGCATAGAGTCCGGTAATGTCTCCACCATACCCTCTGTATATCTGTATGTTGCCAGATCCCGTGCCGGCCCAATCCTCGCAATCGCTGGTCACCGAGTAGTAGAGCGTGTCTCCCTTCGCCAGAAACAGCTTGCCCATGAACGCAGTAGGAAACTGGCTTGCAGACGGTGGACTGCCACCCAAGGCACTCAGTGCGGTCCCGTTGTACTTTTTGACCGCGTCTTGTCCGTTAGCAAGGACAAGGATATCGGCATTGGTCGTATCCCCGTAAAACATCGATCCCGAAACGCGAGTCGTTGCGGTGGTGTTGAGGCCGGTCCCATCCGTCACCTGGGCGAAATCGCCTGTAGTGCGCTTGTAGACCTTGCCATCGTCTCCCGTAGCGACTAACTGCGTCCCTTCCGCATAGTCGAAGAGACCAGTGATAATGGGTGTCCCACCGATGGTCGCACCTAACTGCTGGTATCCCCCCATAGCCTCCGGGTTATCTGCGGGACCATCATAGACGATGTTCATCGCGTCCCACATACCACCATCGGGGAAATCGGGGTTATCCACCGCGTAGGTGCGGTCGATACCCTCACCAAACCTTTGGTATCCCTCTTCGCGCCAACCAGCCATTACCTAGCCGCCGGTTTGGTATCGAAGTAAATCTGCGATTCGGCCCGCACGTTGATACCGTAGGACCGACGATACGTAGCTACCGACATACTGTTCGGCGTTATCGTTGTCGGTCCTCGAATAAGGTTGATGATTGCCAGTTGGTATTGTTGCATCCAGTACTGCTGTTCGACGTAGTTACGGTCCCACTTAGCCGCTCTGGCGCATACGCGGTACTCCACCGCATCGTATGCCAGGTCCGGCGCATCCCCACCAAACAGGTTCGTACCGAACGTGGTATTTTCGGTGTATTTGGTGGTATACCAGAGATCGAGGACGTATTGATCCTTGGGATAGGGCCATAGCTTGTAGACGGGTTGGTCGCTACTGTCGGCAATGATACGAGCCAAGACCATCGGCTTGCCGGAAGTGTTGCGATGCAGATCACCCCCCGATGCCGATAGCAGTTCCGGCATATCGACTACGCCGACTTCGTTGTTCGGGCCGGTGCCTTTGTTCTGCCCAAACCATGTTTGACCGTCCGAGAAAGTCACATACTGGATTGAGTCCAGATCGGACGTACTCAGTCCATACTCGTCCTTGAGTATGACATACTCCGCAGACGTAGTCGTAGTGCCTACATATGCGGTCTCTATGGTGAGGGAGTGGACCCCACTGACGCTGGAGTCTACTGCCGTGACTTTGTAGGAAACCTTATCGGACCCGACCCGGAGGTACATACCCGCCGCGACACTACCAAAATTCGTCGCATTATCCCCATCGTCGTCTTTGGACGTAATCGTCGTAGACCCGTTAGTGGCCGCGACTGTGCCGGTGGTGATATCGTCGGTGGTGGTAAGCGTAGTTCGAGACAATCCCCAATTGAATCGCTTGCGTGAGAGGATGTCTCGTTTGGCGTTATTCGCCTCTTCGATCAGTGCTTGCTCAAGGATATTTGTTGATGTGAATTCGGTGATCTCTGGCTCTTTGATATCCTTGAGTGCCGCATTAATGACCGCACCAAGTGTCTTAGCCATTGATCAATAAGCCTTCCACTCAACATAGATAAAGATTGTATCCGCCGATGCCGCCGATGTGGTAGTCAATATCAGATCAGCATCGATGCTAGTTCCTGTTGATTGCAGGACTCCGCCACCTGGGGTATCGGAAAAGTCAAAGTCAATGCGTCCCGTTGCGGCTAAAGGATGCATGGCAATGGGCACATCGGAACTATCATTTTCCAGTTCCAGCTTGGCACTGATACCCTCTGATGCGACGATGTATCCTTTGACGATTTTTAGGGCACTCGTATAGGACGTTAAGCCACTTAAATCCACTACAACAGATTCCGATCCATCGTCAAAATCGCCAGTGCCCGCCCATTCGCCTAACCAAATGGTGTACCCGTTATGGCCGGACTGCTCGCTTTTAGTTACTGGTGTTGGTGCCGCCATACTGATGTCCTCTCTGTTCGATTACTGGTAATACGTGGCGGAGGTGCGGCACCCCGAAAGGCACCGCACCATCGATGTGATCGTCTAGCTAGAGCCAGACGAACCGTAGATACCCCGTACATCACCCCAACCGGAAGACTGAGCAAACTGACCAGATATCTTGTAGTCTTTGGTGTCAAAGTCATAGATATAGTCCGTGTTGAATTCTTCACGGGTGTAGGTCAACAACTTGTGGTTTGCCTTCTCAGCGAGGAGGAACCACGCGTTGGTGTCGGTAAGGTAATCCCATACGACCAACTGCAAGCCCAACCCGTTGATCGGGTTGACTGCCGATTCCGAATCGCCGGAACCACCGTAGTTGACCGTGGGGTTGCCACTGGAGTCGAGCAAGCGGCTGGCAGTAAACTGCGTGTCCGGGGGTACCAAGAGGTACTTAGGACGGATCGCCAGTTTCTTGCCCGCACCATCAACGAAGACCTTGCGGAAGTCGATGAGGCCGGTTTCCAGGGACGTTTTCGACAGATCCGCTTGTGACGAAGGTTCGTTGCGGAACGTGCCACCGTCTTCGCGTACATGGTTGGACGCAAACAGTTCGATGCCATCCGGGCCGGTATACGAAGACGAGAACCCGTTGTTGAAGTGATTGGCAAGGATGGTCTCTTCGGTAGCGTTGGCAGAATAGGCCAATTCAATAGCCATATCTTCCATCACTCCGTAGAGTTCGTCCCGCATCATTTCACGGGTTGCCCGCATACCAAGAGCATAGTCTACGTGCGTAAACGTACCCTTGTGCCCTTCCGTCATCGAAGAGTAGTTGATCGACTCGCCTTCGAGCTTGGTCTGCAAGAGGCCGACCCCACCAACGGTCTGCGTGTTTTCCTGGTACTGCGTCGATTCGCGGACGTTGAAGAGACCGCGTCCTATCTTGTCGCGCTGGTCATAGGCATGGTGAATAACCATATCTATGCCGCGCAGAGTGGTAAGATTATTAAAATTACCGGTTACGCTAATAGCTGGCATTGTTAGTTACTCCCTATACGCCCGTGCTAGTGCCGGAACGACGATGTGCAGCATACATGACGACATAATCAGCATTGTCGCCAATAGCATTTTTCGTTCCGTCAGTATTGTCGGATAACAGGATATCCATAACCAAAAAATTGTCTATGCCGGAAGCATCCAGCGTATCCGTATCGATTTCCTGAGTAGATATTTTAGTGGTCGTGTTCAAGGTGCTACCCGTTGTAGCACCCGTTTCGCCAATATGCGCCTGGACAATGGTATCACTCACGCCATCATCTTGCGCTTGCAGTATCTGATTGGGGTCAATAGCACACATGACCCGCCCAGCAGTGCCTGTCGCTGAGTGCTGCAAGGAAGTGCCGACTGTATTAGTCGTACTACCCGCCGCAGCGGCTGGATCTACGCCGCCGTCCGTAGTCTGCAAGACCACATCGTTAATACCAAAAGCGGCAGCAGCGGCATCCTTGTAGAGGTGCTTCACTGCAAGCAGTGGACCCCAAGGCTTGAACCCATATGCTCTATCTGGATTTGCCATTACGATTTATTTCCTTCGCGTACATTAATAGACCCAGTACTCAGCCCCCGCTCTGCCGCTCTGGCAAGGTTCCTCGCCTGGGTGGCATCCGCACCATGACGCACGGCCGTGTCGTAGACTTTGCGGGCGTGTGATTCCAACTTGCGATCAAAGTCCTC